GATCCAAAAGTATTAGAGACTGTAAATGATGCTTTAGCTGGAGCTACAAGAGAAAATTCTGATGTAAAGATAATGGATGAATTAATTAATAATTCAGATACTAAAGAAGTAGGATTACTTGTAAAAGAAATGAGAGATTCAATAGATGAATTATCAACTATAGTAGGATCACGATTAAGAACAGGTAAAATGAAAGCTAAGATAGATAAAAATCTTGGAACTTATATTAATAGATCTTATAGAACTTTTGATGATCCATCATGGAAAGGATTAGATAGTCTTAGAAAAAAGGTAGGAGAAGAAAAATTTAATAAGATTAAATCAGATGCAGAAACTTATTTAAAAGAACAAGTAGGTATAGCTAATAAAGATCTAGAACCAGTATTAAAATATATAGCAGGAGGAATGAAACCTTCGGAAGCAACTCGTCTTGTTACAAGAAAGGGATGGAAGGGAGAAGATCCTGATAAATTTATAACTAAATTAGCTGAGTTTTCCAGAGGAGCCACTAAACCATTTTCAAAAAGAAAGTATCAACCTCCTGAATTAAGAGCTTTATGGGGAGAATATAAAGATCCATACAAAAACTTTGGAAAAACTTTTCAAAAACTTTCTGTTCTTAAAGCAGAGCAAGACTATCTTAATGAAATGAAAAGAGTTTTAACAAGAAAAAGAGTAGATAGGGCTGGTAGAGAAGTTGCTCCTATAGCTACCAGAGGAGGTTTAAATCCTAAACAAGTTACAGAAGCAGGTGATCCTGTTTATATAAATCCAGATGCAGATAGACTATATGATTTAGGTAAAGCAATAGATGATAGAATAGGACAATCTGGTAGAGAAGCCGTGAAGAATTTTGATAATCCACTCAGAGGTTTATTTGTTGATAAAGCATATGAAGATATTATTAAAAATGGTTTAGAATTAGCTTCTCCTAGTGCGCCTTGGATTAGGAATTGGATTAAAATGAAGGCATTATCTCAGATAATGAAGACTGTTGCTTCTCCTGCCACACATGGTAGAAATACTATGGGCAATGTAGTTATAATGACGGCTAATGGTTTTATTCCTTTTGGTAAAGGACAAGCTACATTTCTAGCTAAGAGAATGCTTGGAAAAAATGACAGAGAATTTGCTAAAGAAATTGGAGAACTGCAAAGACTTGGAGTAATTGATAGTGATGTTAGGGCTGAAACTGTAAGAGCCAGTTTAAGAGATATGGTTAAAGATGGCTATGATAATACAATTACAAAAATAATGGACAGGGCTACAGGTGGTATTCCAAGAAGTATAGCTAAAAAAACTATGCAACTTTATAGAGATGAAGATAATATGTTTAAGCTTGTTCATTTTAATAAGACAAAGAATTATCTTGAGAAAGCTTATAAAAATGAATTAAAGAGTGGGGCAATGGGTAGGGATCGGCTTATGGAGTTGGCTGCTGAACGTACTCGTAATCTAATGCCTAACTATAATCTGGTTAACAAAAGATTAAAACAATTAAGAAGAGCACCTATAGGAGACTTTCTGTCTTTTCCTGCTGAAATGATTAGAACATCTCTTAATCTTGGTAAGTATACTTACAGAGATCTTACATCAGGTAATCCTATCTTAATGAGAGAAGGTTTTAAAAGATTAGGGGGAATGACTGTAGCTGGACTTGGAGGAGATGTAGCTGTTAGACAATCAATGAATGTTTTTGGAATAACTCCAGATCAGGATAAAGCTATTGATGAAGCTGGTCCTGCATATAATAAAAATATTCCTAGAATTTATTTAAGTCCTATTAATAGAGATAAAAATAATAGATTAGGTGTAGACTTTATTAATCTTGGTCCTATTGATCCTTATGATTATATTAAATATATAGCTAGAGCTACATCTGAAGCAGCTTTATCAGGAGAGGAACCTGATTGGGGAGTATTAGGAGTTGGTCTATGGGATAAAGCAATGGGTCCATTTGTCGGACCTTCCATGATAACAGAAGCTGCATTAAAATTAGCTAATAAAGATTTTGATCCTCTTCAACCCGGTATATGGGAACAAGCTTTACTAGAAAGTGTTGGTCCTTTTGAGATGGGATTTGTTCCTCTTCTTAGAAAACGACTTCAGTATGAGAGTAGTCTGAAGGAAAGACAGAAGTATGGATTAGGAGCAGTAGGTAAGTATGGTAATACATTGACTGAAGATCAGGTAGCACTCTGGCCTAATCTGGCTGGTCTTCAGACTCAAAGACTTGATCTAACAACAGCATTAGGTAAGAAGTTACCTGCTTTGGCAAGACAAGTTCAAAGAAGTAGACAAGCATTTAAAGATTCACCTGCCTATAAAGATCAAACTATCAATGATCCTGAAGCTTTATTTAATGCTTATCTAGATTCACAAGATATAAAAATAAGAGACTATAAAAGATTAAAGAGAGCAGCCGATTCTTTTAATATTTTAACAGACGGTGATCCTCTTACTACTACTTCTCAAGATTATTTTAGAGGTATTACACAAGATGGTAAGTATGACATAAATAATGCTCTTCAACAACTTATACAAAATGCATGGGATAATAGATTTATGCCTGATGTGCTAACAGAACAAGACCATAGATTTTTACGTAATGCAGGTAAAGTAGTTCCTATACAAGATATAGAAGAACTTTATAAATTGTATGAAAGTACTAAGATTAAGGATGAATAATGCTGGAGTTAGGACCAAGAGAACTTGTCACATTAGGGACAGTACTGGCAGGACTTGCTGCTACATGGGGAGTACTGAAGGCTACCATACGTTCTATTGTACAGCAATTAGATGAAGTCAGAAAAAATCTCACTGAAATCTTTACAAGGATTGATAAAGTGGAGGCTAGACAAGCAGTAGCTTTATCGGCTATAGATACTATGAGTAAAGATATATTATCTCCACAAATTTTAAAGGAGAGATCTGAAAGAGATGGTGCTGTCGAAGTAAGGATACAGAATTTAGAGATTGAAATAGATAGACTTTATCGAATGCATAATGGTCATCATCCCGATACAACTAAAACAAAAGAAGAGGAAAAATAATGTGGAATTACTTTTCTGTAAACGAACTTAAATGTAAAGGTACAGACGAATGTGAAATGGATGAAGGGTTTATGGAAAAGCTGGAAGCTCTTCGTCATGAGTTCAATGAACCAATGATTATAAGTTCAGGATATAGAAGCATAGGATATAATACAACCATAGGAGGTGCAGCTAATTCTCCTCACCTCTATGGTAAAGCAGTTGATGTCTTGATTAGTGGTAAGTCTGCCTACAGATTAATGAAGTTAGCTATTCAACATGACTTCACTGGCATTGGAGTATCACAAAGAGGACCACATGAGAGGAGGTTTCTCCACATAGATACAATGGAAAACAGTGATACTCACCCAAGACCTTGGATATGGAGCTATAAATAGCTAAATGCTCTGTACGGGGTTTTAAGGCTCATACAGAAGAATCAGCCTCTTCAGGCAGGGGTATGTCCAGAGACTCTAGAGATGACCCCTCAGTGACGTTCTCTGGCCCTCCATTTTCCTCATCTTCTGTAAAATCACACTTAGACAGTAGGTCATACACCTTTTCTTCACCTAAAACATTCAAACATCCTACAATAGCAGTTTCTAAAGTCTCTTCATCCATGTTAATATTAATATCAGAGTTAGCTCCTCTTATTCTGGAGAGTAATTCAAGAGCTTTGATTGCACTATTCGTATGTCCGTTTGTTTTAGCATATGTATACTGACTTTCTATTTCTTCAATAACATCTACATTAGTTTCAAGTTCCTGTTCTAGTTCATAGATACGTTCTGTTACTTCATCAGACTGTAGTAATCTGTATCCTTGATTGTTAGCTGATGCTGCTGCATAACCTGCTGCTCTAGCTGCTTCAGTAGCATTCCTATGAAGAACATAAGCTTGGCAAAACTTTTCTTGTTTTTCATTTAACATAAAATTTTTCTATTTCCTCTTTAGAAAGTAACTCATGTTGATAACTAAATAGTTTAGTTAATCTTTTAAAATAACTTCGTTTTGATTTAATACTATCATTATATAAATAATAAGTATGATCTATCATTAGTTCTTCATAAGGATCATATGCTCTATACCAAACATCTTTAAAATTTTTAGGATCAGTTTTAAATTTTACTACTGACCCAAATAATTCTGAACTAGATTTATTATATTCAGTATCACTTCCAATATATTTAGTTATATTAGAAAGAGGTTGATAATTTCTATTTAAAATACAACATACTTTATCATTAGTATGTGAAGGTCTTACTGTATAAGGAAGCCAAATTCTACGATAGTCTAAATACCACATTTTATTTAACATAGTAAGATACCAATCCATTAATTAATAGAACAAGAGAGACAGCATTGATAACCAGTAAAGCTCGATCATTCCAAATGACGGCTACAATAAACCATCCAAACATTCCCAAAGCATGAACCATTAGATTAAGAGGATAAATATTATTACTGGTTAGAATAACTCCTATCACTAATATGATTGAAGCTATCCATTTAATATACCAATCAAGGGTATAGGTAGGTGTTTGTTTATCTAGTATATTGGTCAATGAAGTATCCTCGTATCTGGCCCCATTGTTAATTGATCAATAGCCATTTCAAACATAGCTATTGTTGGTTCTTTTCCTAGAGTAGTTACATAGGATTTTAAACAGGCATTTAATAAACATCCACTTATCATTAAAGAATGAGAAGATCTATCTTCTTTGGGAGAATGTTCATCAATTAACTCCCATAATTTTTTATTAAATTTTATTAATTCTTTATCAGTTGGTTTTACCATTGACTTACCCCACATTAAATTGAAAACTTTCTCCACATCCACACATGGACTCGACATTAGGATTATCAATCATTAATCTTTGACCAAAAATATCTTTCTTGTAATCGACAACCATACCAGCTATATACATAACAGAAAGATTATCTATAAATAGTTTACCTGTGTCAAGATCTATAATATAATCATCAATAATATCTATCATTTCTTCTTCGGTTACTAACTGCCAATCATAAGTAAAACCTGAACATCCTCCACTATTGACAGCTAGCTTAACACCAGCTACTTCATTCTCAGCTACTATAGAAGAGAGATGTATATCTGCATTGTCAGTTATCTTTATCATGTTTTCTACCAGATAAATATTTAGGTTCTGCTTTACCACTAAGTATTTTATTTAACCAAATACAAAACCTCCACTGTAATTTATAGAGCCACTTAATCATCTCTTCATACTATTTCTTTGTACACCTTTCCATTTCTCAGCAGTTCTCATACCACCCAGACCTAGTAAAGCAAGAGTTAAAGACATAAGACCTTCTGTTTGAATGACAGGTAGAACAAGGTCTGCTCCACTAACAGCAATACCCCATACTGCTATAGGTTGAAAGACAAACTGCCATCCCAGACCAAAGGCACATATCCACATGATAGCAGGTCTAGCACCAGCCACAAAGATACTGGAATGTTTAGCTTGTTCCAGATTAGTTCGTGCTTGAGCCAGATCCAGTGCTACAATCTGTGACTTTAACTCATGAGATAGTTTTGTCTTGAGATCTTTATCCTCAACAAATTTATCAAGGACTTTTCCTGCTACTCCGATTACTGATTCAGCTATTCCTAACATAATATCCTCCTATTACTTAATTTCTTGTAGTTCTATTATACGTATATCTTTTTCTCCCATTGAGATTTTAAATCCTTTCTCTGCCATCTTACCATCAGCATTAAACAGATCAAAGAAAACATAGACAGATAAATGTTTATGATTATTAAATCTGGCAGCTATTAATTCCAGCCAATCAAGATGGTGAAAAACAGATACATGAGCATTACTACCATCGGCTAAAGTTTTAACAGCTTGAAAGCAAGCTATATTAAGAAAGACCATCTTATTAGCATAGCCTAGTATCTCATCTATAACCCATAATAGATCTGTCTCTGGTATATGTTCCATCACATCAGTTGATATGACAGCATCAAACTTTCCTTCAGGTAGTTCCTGAAACTCCTCATAAGCTGGATCAAAAAGTCTGTAACTTTCCAAATTAGTCCAGATCTCAGGGAGAGGTTTATCCAACACAATCAAACCATTAGCATCTAGTATAGTATTAAACTTATCTGTATAGAGATGTCCTTTACCTGACCCATAATCAAGCAGAGTTTTACAATCAAGTTTATCTATAAACCCATGAATAATGTCAGTCCACTTTCCAAGACTTCTTCCATTAAACATTCCATCCGACACCCTATGCATCAGAATATATTCTTCCAGAAGTTTCTTATATCTATCAGAAGGATGAGATCTATTTAAATGAAAGTTAACTCCTATCTCTTTACGTTCCATAGGTTTAAGGTATGATTCTGGTATTTCAATATCTCCTGAACTTGTTACTGTAGGAAGTGATCCTTCTGGCATATCTTTTACTTTTATATTAGTCATCATAATATCCTTCAAAATCTGGTCTGGTTTGTCTCTCTTTATTAATAGCCCATAGATCAGCTACCATTGTATTTTCTCCATGAAAAGTTAGAACTCCTTCAAGTCCTTCATCAGCAAAAACTTTCTCACAATCTTGTGCCATTGCCAGAAGTTCACCAGTAGTCCAGTAAGACTTTTCTCCAACATTAACTGCCATATACTTAGGCTTTGGAACTTCTCCACCTTCAAGATCTCCAGTTGTTTCAGTCTTCTCTTCTTTGGTAGGTTCGTCCCGACAACAATCAAAACCAAACAGATGGATGTCCCTAAATCCTAAAGTATGTAAGACACCTATGCCTCTCATGGCAGCACACGTACCACCAGTAATAAGAGTAGCTCCTTGAGGAATGCCTAAATCCTCTGATACCTTCACCTGTTGATTATGTATCTGTGTTCCTTGCTCTGTCTCTTGTCTGAGTGAATCAGTAAAGGCATGCCATCCCCACATCTTAGCTTTGTTTTCTATAAGATGGTTTGTTACAGAAGGATCTGTCATGGAAGCTACAAAGAATCTGGTATTGGGATCAATGTTTTTCAGAAGATCTTTCCTTACGATATTGTGAGTAGATACACCAGTTATAGGACGAGGATCAAGTATAATACATCCCCAAGGTTTAATATCATGTTCTAATAAACTAGGATAAGCATGTTTAACAGCTAGTAATCTAGTCTCAGGATTATCCTTGGTAAACTTCTTGAGTTCTTTATAATCTAGATAAGGGCCAGCAGAAATAACAGCAGCAGATCCTCTATGACCGGGATGTTTAGTCAACCATTTCTTAGGATTAATAAGGGTCATGTTAGCTTTAATATTATTTTTAATATAATCTTTTGGTACACAATCTCTTGGGTGTACGATAATAGGTACTCTCTTTAAATCCTCTGGTATGTCCTCTAGCTTACTGTCATGCAGGAAAATACATAGATGAGTATTACCACCACCAGCAACCTTGTCACCAGATGGTAGTAAATATTTTCTAGTAGTGGACTTCTCATCGAATGTTGTCCAACCATCATCAGTTGTTTCTTGGGCATCAACCTTTTTTGTTTTGACTGTTGCAAAGACATCCTTCACTCCTTGATATTTCTCAGGGGGAATCCCTTCGTCATCCTCATCCTTGGTAAAGTAATGATCAGCTACAACAACAGGAACATATTTAAGTACATCATATTCTGCTTCTACTGTTTTCTTACTATTACCACTACCTATCAAAGCAAAGTCAACATCACTAATTATCTCTGTCTTAATTAATTTCTTGAGTGTTTCTCTAACATTTCCCTTGGTTAGTTCAAAAGTAAATGTTTTATTTTCTTTCTCCTTCATATGTTCTGTAAATTCATTCAGTCTTTTTCTAACTGCTTCCATTGTATTATGAGGTTTAACATTAAACTCCTCATGGTCAGTATCTACAGTTGCATCTTCAAAGAGATCATATCCCATATAATGAACTGAATCATTATGTTTAAAAGAAGCAAGAGCCATCTCTATAGCTCTGCCCCCATTCCATGTACCTGTCTCTAGAATACACTTGGGCTTGTAGAACCTTATAATATCTGCCAGTTGCTTGTATCTATTAGGAAGTATGTCAGGAGATGTTTCAGTATCCGACAATTTAATAACTCGATTACCATCCTTATCTCTAACTCCTAAGTTCTTTCGATCAGTCAGACTGACAATCATTTCAGAGAGGGGAGATTTATCAAGATCTATTTCATGTGTTTTCATACCATGAGCTTCATAGATAGTTCTTAATCTATTTGTAATAAAGACATCATGCCACTCTCGATAGTTTGAAAATTCTCCTGAAGTGTAAGCTCCTCGTAAATCTCCCAGTAAATCAACAGGAGTTTGTCTGCTTAAATTAAAAGCCATAATATATGTTTGATCTTTTATGGTTATAAGATCTACATTCTCTGAGCTTTCAGGAAATAAAGAATCAATATCTTTTTCTTTAATTGTTTTAATATTAATAGTACTAGGATCTAACCAGAATAACCAGCATCCACTATGATCGAAAGCACATTCGGTTAAAGCCATAACCTTGGGAATAAACTTAATAGGATTAAGGGCTTCATTATACTGAATTGTTTTACCTTCAGTCCCATCATGCTTGGCAAAAGCTTTAAGAAACTTTGAATAATCTTCTATCTCCATAAGATTATGATAGTGTATGTTAGGTGACTTAGGTAATGAGTAATTACTTAAATCCAGATCATGATAATAACAATGAAACTCTAAAGCACTATCCCAATTATTCTTAAATTCATTAAGAAGATTAATGGTGCTGTGTTGTAAAAAGTTTTCATCAAAGGCTGTAACAATTTTATACTTCATATTTTATCTCTCAGTAATAAGTAAGAATAATCTACATTCCATTCGGCTGCATACTGTCCATCAATAGGACGCTTAACACTCCATTCTTTAAACCAAGGCCCACCTGTTGTAAAGTGTACATTCTTTGGTTCTATCTTTTCAGAAGAGTGACCATCCAGCCAATTCCATTCCTCATGCATAGTTCCTATAGCACTATCCTTATCAGGCAACCACTTAAACTGATGCAGATAAGATCCTGATTTATTGTTAACTTCCATTGGAGTTATCTTTCTATTTAATTTATGACCACAATTCCAAAGAACAAAGCTTGACCAGTTCTTTCTAGGATAGGTTGTCTGTTCTCTGCCATCCATCTTGTACTGATCGAGAGGTTCATACTTATGCTTAACACAATAGAGGGGAAAGAAGTCATCATTATATTCTTCAAATACTTCATTAATATCTATTCGAGGGTACATATCACAATCCATATACAAAGCCCATCCTTCATACATCATCAGAGCAGGTATAAGAAATCTGCTAAAACTAAATTCAGTAGAGAAAGGACGTTGATCTATCTTATCTATGTACTGCTCATTGACAATTTCATAAGGTCTATAGTGCATTCCCATCAATTCAAGAATATCTTTTCTAAGAAATTTAACATGAATAGGTTTGGGAGAGTTAGCCTCAATAATATATTTCAATACAGTAGAAGCAGACTTTTCCTTGGGATCATAGCCTATAAAAACTGTATTTATTTTTTCATCTTTTCTCAAAATAGTCTCCTATAAAAAGGGAAGGCAACCATACAGGTATCTGATTCTTCCTTAAACCTGTTGTTCACCTTCCCATCTTCTTATTTAAATTCAATGAGCTTTGGCATTTTATCTTCTGGAATATCCTGTCTGAGCTTGATGATAACCATCCCATTTTCAAACGATGCTTCTGTGACTTCAATATTATCAGCAAGATCAAATGTCTTTGTAAAAGCTCTACTTGCTATGCCTTTATGTAGAATGTTTTCGTTGCCCTCCTTCTCAGAGTTGTTTCCACTTATGGTTAATGTCTGTTCTTCCTGAACCACTTTAACTTCTTCCTTTGTAAAGCCAGCTAAAGCTAATTCAATCTTGAACTCTGTGTCTGATTCCTTAATCAGGTTATGAGGTGGATAACTTTGATTATCTTTTTCAGGCATCTCCATCAGTTGTTGAAATAACCTATCATAACCTATAGCTCTTCTCTCAAAATTTACAAGAGAGGGCATATTAAGGAATTTCCAATTACCTTCTAGTCTTACATTCATAGCATTCTCCTTTTCAGCAAGAGTTTATGGAACCCACTATTGGCATTCCATATACTATATTATACTACATTTTATGGTTTTTGTCAAGTCTTTTTTTCCATATTTTAATAGCTTCAGGATCTCTTGGTTTTTTATTTGTACAATGTGACATCTTTCCATTATGATTTTTTTGCTTTGCCATATTAAACTCCACAAGTTCCACCTGCATTACTGATTTCACAGATGTCATGAGCTTGTATGTTATCTTCAAATTCTTCACCTAATTTATCCATAGCTTCAGCATAAGGAACTCTGGTAAGAGGCTGTCCACCTCGACATCCATCGGGATAACAAGTAAATCCTCTAAGTCTATGAGAATACTTAGCCAAGGTCTGAGCAAAGTCTTCTATCTTACCTTCATTATTATCTTCAGTATCCCATGCTGGTAAATTAATTGTACTGGAGATAGACATATCCACATACTCCTGTACATTAGCTTGAAAGTTTAACCTTCTCTCATAATCAGTAACCAGATCAAGGGCAGAGTCAATACTGTCAGGTTTAACTCCATAAAGTTCTATCATTTCTTGAGCAGCACTATCAACAACGTATTGGTAATGCCACCTTTTATTCTTTAAATACCTACGTTTATAAGCTACAGCAAAGATAGGCTCTACTCCAGTAGATGTACCACCCAGTATTCCTATCGTACCAGTAGGAGCTACAGCCCTGACAGCAATAGGTTCAGAGATATTTAGTTTCTTGGAAAAACTACGAGCAACCTTATCACTCTCTGCTTCATAGACTTTAAACCATCTATGTAATTCTGGTGTAGTCTCATACCTATGTCCTCGTTGAATAAGCCATTCATGTAGCCCCATCAGGCCAAGTCCTAAACGTCTATTGGAATCTCGAACCTGATACACCTTTTCGTAGGGAAGCTGCGCTCTGAGTGTTCCACACAATAGAAATTTAGTGGCAAGTTCAACGACCTCTTGCAACTGGTTAAGGTCATCAATACGAGCAAAGTTAAGGCTACCAAGATTACAAACATCACTATCATCTTCACTCGTAACTTCGGTACAAGCATTCCTGAGTGTTTCATTTTCCTTCTCAAAGAAGTTAAACGAGAAGCCCGGTTCACCTGTTCTAAGAGCTTGACGTACATTAGTCCTAAAGACATCTCCTATTTCTCCTTTCTCCCAATAATTAAGTAACCATTCGGTATCATAGTTTACACTGATATTAGTCATGTCTAGGGGTGCAGGAAAATTAAAATCATCTTGTTTAATATCAAACAAAGTCTTACCTGTATTTCCTACTGGCATATCAAACCAGTTCTTTGTTACCAAAAATTTATCTATATCTTCATGTTTCCAATTAAGAGAAGCATAAATAGCAGATCTTCTTGAGCCTCCTTGCATTACCTTCTGACCTATGGAGTTAATCATCTGCATCTTAGGTATCGGGCCAGAAGCTATACCTCCTGTTCCTTTCAGAGTTTGTCCTTCAGATCTATAAGTAGAATAATCTATACCAATACCACCACCTGTCATAAGACAGGACTCAGACTTCCAAGATAGGTTAGCCCAATCTTCTCTGGTATCTTCCTCTGCTTTAAGAAGGTAACAATTATTAAAGAACTTCTTTTCCCTTCCTGCATAATAAAGATAACGGCCACCGGGAATAAACCTTAGATTAGATATATGATCTATTAAAGATTCTTTTTCATCCTTGGTTATCTTATCTTGGCAGACATCCTCTACCAATGTGCAAGCCAATTCATGAAATGTTTCTGCACCTTCATGAGAATACTTAGTATAAAATATATCTTCACTAAACTTCGATCTGAATTGTGGATTACGATTTGACTTGAACATGTTTGCCCCTCTCTATTAAATCATTAAATAGATCTGCTTGTTTTTCCTCATCAGGATAATGAAGTTTAATTATTAACTGAGCATAATGTATAGCTTTCTCTACATCTTTCTTTCCATCTCCTTTAGTTCTGTGTCTGGTAATATATTTTATTACATTGCCTTCTAGATAATCAAGATTATTTGCATGAATATATTCTACGGGTTGAATACTACATTCTTTATAATGATTACCACCTATCTGATTATGTAAAGGGTCTTGGTCAATAGATAAGTGAACTAAATCTTCTTCTGACATTTTCTGTATCTCCTAATTGAATAACTTCATATGCAAAGGTTCTAACTTTTTTAGGCTCTACTCCTGCATAATGACAAATAGTTTCAAAATCTTTTGTAGATGTAAAGAACCAAGCATGTGCTTGATCTCTTTGTAATCCTATTTCGTTACTCTCATTTTGTTGTTTTGGTTTTGTTACATCCAATAATGCTTGTATAATAACAGCAATATATAAACTTTTCTCTCCATCTTTTTCACTAAGATCGTAAAGAGATTCTATAGAAACATTAGTAGGGATCGACATATTCTTGAACTGGTCTATAAAATTTACCTCCTACATAATTATTATAGAAAGCTGCTTTATCTGTCTCTTCAAGTGTAGAAGTTAGTACATTATATTTCATTTGATAATAGCATTCATAGTATCTAAGACTTCGTTTATTTTTAAACTCAGCTAAAATTTCAAATTTAAAATTATTTTTACCAATCTTTTTTATATCTTCAAGTAAATGTTTAGAAGATCCCATGTAAGTTTCCCAATTAGATTGAGATTTCTTTTTACCTTTTTTATAATTAAAGTATTGCTTACATCCTATGTAAGCTTTACCTGTTTTATTATTTGTAATACAATATACAAATCCAAATTGAGTTAGGTCTGGTTTGCTTTTACATTCCCAATGCATTACCAATTAACTACTTCCGGGACATCAGGTTCTTTGCCAACTTGTACCAAGTATCTTTTACCTTTTGCATATTCAAAGACACGTATTCCCCTTCCTTGGTTAACATCCGACCAACATTCCTTTTTGTGACCACAATAAACACAGCCAAAGGGAAGCTTAAGATTACCAGACTTGCCATCAGGTAGAGGAGTATAGCACCTATCAGGGATACTACCATTAGTAACCATTCCTTTAAGAAATTTAACCCTTGCACCAGCATTAATCATCTCCATTGAATGAACTGGAGTTAAGCATATCTCTCCAGTAGATTTATCTATAGCTAGGAAAGCTGCTTCATCAACTCCATTAGCTTCAGCATAAGCTGAGATTTGAGCTATGTATCCGAAGGGATCATCCTCCAATAAATTATTATTTTTAAACTTTTGAAAGCTGGCAGTTGAAGCACTCTTACAATCAACAAGAACATCATCTATCATGGAATCCTGATGACCTACTACACCTTCAACCTCTACTTCTTTCTGCTGATCAGTTACTTTATGACCAGCTATCGAGGCACATAACAATAACAATTCTTCAAGAATATATCCATATAAAAATTTAATTCTTGTACTTGGCTTGAGAGGAATGGCATCCTTCTTAGTATTAACATCATACCATAACTGCCTGTCAGGTTTACCAATAGCAGACAATCTTAGATTGCCATAGTCTCTTGGTTTCTCATAAAGAAATTCTTTTATGTGAACCTTCAGCATGTTTCCAAAATTATCTATATGTTTATCTACTTCTTCTTCCTTCATCTTAATAGGATCAAGAGAAAATAAACTATAAATATCTTCAACTAGTGTATTTATTTTTTTCATCATAAAAAAAATGGGGATGAATAACAACTTTTGTTACTCACCCCCAAGTCTCCTTTAGGGTTTAAGACGCAAAAGCTAAGTCATTTGCTTCTTCATTAATGTAGCCTCCTTTGACCACATCAAATTCATCAACATTATATTCTACTAAGTCTACTATTTGTACAGCATTGAGATAGCCTTTAACTCCTCCTCCATACTGCGTGTAGGCTACAGGATTATAACTCGCATTAACCTTTGAGCCATTTCCCACACGTTTACTAGTTGGAAAAGGATTACGTTCAGAATCTTTTACAGATATAGAACGATTAGAACCATCTCTTGTTCGGGCATACTGTTTCAGGGTAACGAAGTCTCCCCTTTCATCGCCCTTATTTTTAATTGTAAGGCCATCACCCTCTGCAATCTTTTTATTCTTGGCATTAAGATTACAGATTTCTATACTCCATTCACCATCGGGATTGAATTTTGTATTTGGAGTAATGATATGCGCCCAATAAGCTTCACCTGAAATAACACTCATAATTAAATTCCTTTCATTAGATAATAACATTAAGATAATAACATAGTAATTTAAATTGGTATATATTTTTCTTTGAAAATAACCTCCTTTAATTATTAATACATCTATTATATCATGGATATAAATAAGTGTCAAGTACTTTTTTTAATTTATTTGAATTAAGTTAGCTTTTTCTTTTGGTACATGAAAGAATGGTTCTTTTAAATGTGGTGAACCAATCCTACTTGAGTTTTGAATTGTTCCTATAGGAGAAGAACTTACAATATCTCCATCTATAAACCAAGCTTGAGAACAATCAGTATTGAAGACAACAAATATTAAATCATGATCTTTATATTCTTCCTTCCACTTTTTGATTAGTCTTTTCTTTCTATCTGGTATCCTAACTTCCTTCCAGAATGGAGGCCAACTATCTCCCCATTGATTCTTAATCTCAACTTCAAAGAAATAGTTTTTATCTTTTTTAGCAGCTACATCAAAAAAATAATCTTCTCTTGGTACTATATCTTCATAACCATTTTTATTTAGATACCCTACTATAGCATCCTTGGCACGTTGATCATTAGAATCATAGGATGATTTATCAAATTGTCTATTGTTGTGTCTCATATTTTATCTCCGTTTAATTTAACCAGAATAAAGATTTAAATTGTTTAGTATGTAAAGAATTAAATTTAGGAACCTGCTTAATAAGATTTTGAATAAACTTCTTTGTATATTTTTTCTTAGCTAATTTTCTATCAGGATATATCATGGTTACACCTTCATTAGCCTTACGTAAGATAACAATACCTTCAGTATTCTTCACTACCAGTTCTCCAATGTGTCCATCAGGATCAGGAACTAAGATCACAAAGTTTTCGATCCCGACCTTACTGGCTTTACCTATAATACCTGTTCCTCGAATGCCGACTGTAGCTGTAGGTATTTGAAGTATCATAAGGTCTGGCCCTAGCTTTGCTATACTACCACTCACCATTCTAAATGCACCAGTAGCTATTTTAAGATCTATAAAACCATCTTTCTTTATAGGATCATATACAAGATCTAAAAGATAAACATCTCCTAGCTCTCCTACATTAACAAGAGAGCCATCTATTAATTTAATTTCAACAGAAGAACTTCTTCCTGTTAGGATTCGATCATCTTTATATAACCAATCTTTTTCAGAAAGTTGTATAGATCTTTGTTGTCTAACAAGAGTAACATTCCCTTCTCTATCTAGTACCATACCTGCTTTTTCATTAGCATGTAAGGGAAAAGATAAAAGTATTACAAAGAATACTAGAAAAGATAAAAGTATTAGAAAGAATATTAGTGTGTATCTGACCATGTATTTCCTACCTTATATTCACAATCTAGAGAACACTTCATACCTAAAGTTTCTTGAGCTTCTTTTATGGATTTCTTGGTTATACTTCCAAATGTTTCTACATCTTGCTTGGCTACTTCAAATTGATACTCATCATGGACTGAGGCTACAAGTTTAACATCTACTCCTGCCTTTCTAATGTGTTCGTCCATATGAACCAGCCATTGTTTACATACGATAGCTCCTGCTCCTTGAAGAAGGGTGTTAAGGCTGGCATGAGGTGATCTGATGTGTAGTCTCCTTCCATCCAGAGCTTTGATTGTTCCTGTCTCAGCAGCTTCGGTAACATTATCTCTTAATATTTTAAGCTTTGGCATATTAGATAGGAACTTACTGGTTAGTAGTTGCCCTACTCTGGCATTACCTCCTACTACCTTACCTATTTTAGCAGGTCCGGCCCCATAAAGAAAGGCATAGATGAAAGTTTTTGCTTGATCTCTGTTGGTTAATCCAGCAGCCTTCATGTTAGCTGTATGTATATCACCATTAACAACTTCATTAGTGTAGTCAGGCCAATCCATATAATGAGCCAGACAACGTAGCTCCAGACCACTGGCATCAGTTCCTACAAGCACATGAGTATCGGGATTAGATACTGTCCATAGCTCTCGACACTCCTTACCATAAGGACTATAGGTAGCTGGTACTTGAGCCATGTTAGGACTGTTGTGTGCCATCCTACCAGTAACAGTACGTAGGGTCATGACTCTGCCTCGTACTCGACCATCCTCCTCACACTCTTGTATCCAAGACTTGAGTAGACCAGTACGTTTTTGTAATAGAAAGTATCGACTAAACATCTGTGCTTCTGGCATCTTTAACTTGGAAAGTATTTCTTCTGATACAATTACATTACCTTTTTCAGTCTTATGAGTAGGCTTCCACCCTCTCTCAATCAGCCGTTCTGCTATTTGTTTCCTACTGGCAATATTAAAAGGAGTACTCTTTGGTATTTTCTTTACAGGAGAGTAAGTTATAATAGGTTCAAACATATCTTCTGCTTCACGTTCCAGTTGATGTTGTTCATCCTCTAGTTTAGATAGAAACATCATAGCTTCTTTAATATTAAAAGCAAATCCATTTATCTCCTGCTGATCTACTATTGCTCTGACTTTTCTTTCGAGTTCGTAGGATCTTTGTGAAAAGTTCTTGCCTTCAACTGATAAAGTATTAGCCAATCGTCCAGTAATTTCTGTATCCCTCTTACAATAAGAGAGCATATCTTCTGTATAAAATTTAAAATCATTACATTCTCCTTTCGGAAAGTTTAATCTTTCTCCCCATGCTCCCAGAGAATGTCCTCCCTCTCTGATAGGATTATATAATTGTGATTCAATCAGAGTATCTCTAACCTGAGAGAGCTTTATACTTGAACCAGTTAATCTATTTAATATGGGTGCATCAAAGCTCACGCCATTATGCATAATAAACTCATCTATTTGTTTAGACCATTCTGCAAACTGTTGACACTCATCTTCAATCCATACCTTCTCTTTGTTTGAGGTAAGAGATCTTGCAACAATGCAATGTATTTTTGTAGCATTAATAGCATCTGTTTCTATGTCAATAATAGCTTTAGTCATTGATCATCTCCACTTGATATGCATCACGTATATCTATTAAATAATTTTGTCCTAAAATTTTAGAATCATTTACTATATCTGAGGATATATGCCAAGCTTTCTTTAAATCTTTTCTAAAGATAATAAACGTGTAAAGATCATATCTATTAAAATTTTTCCAATCATCAATTAATTTTTTATTTTTCAATGGAATGTATATGTATCTCCAGTTCTCAGGCCACTCTTCTACCCATCCTTCATGTACATCTACACTATAGATAGATTTAGAACCATTACCATTCACTTCTCCTACTATATCAAACTCACTACGATCTTCAGGTTGTATTATTAAATCTGGTATATTTTTATATAGCCACTGGATCATAACATCTCTAGGCTGCATTCTTTTTCTCCGTTATTTTTTTATAATGTTTGGCTACTGCCATAACCTGCTCTGGTGTAGCATTAGTCATTATCTTGTTAGCTAACTGACAAACTATTTGTACATTACCTTTTGTGTATCCTTTACTATTATTAATTCTATCAAGGGATGGTGAACTATCAACAGGGCTTCCCTTAGTTCCTCGTTTAAATTCAATACCTAGTGCCGGACATTTGTTATCTTCAGGCCATATACTTTTAACATATTCATTCGTAATATTGAAAGGAAGAATTTTTCTTCTCTTTGCTCTTTTTATCATTTCTATCCAAGGATTTTCTTTTATAAATGTGTGATAATATTTTCTTTCATATTCTCTTATGGAGTCTCTATTTTCTTGACGGTATTTTTTATTATATTTTTTAAAATATTCCTTTCTAACTACTGGATCTTTATATGGCATCATCATTCTCCATAAACTCATTATCATTTTCAACATATGGGTTCTCAGTTTCAGACATCCTTCCAGTTTCTTTATCATAAAATAATCTACATGCTATACCTGTATCTCCTGTATACCTGTTCTTCAGGATACGCAGGGTTGTAGTATTAGCTTCTGCTGCATCCTCTGCCTGTTGATTTCTTTCCAAGGCTATGACACTATCACTTAGATGAGCAATACTAGCCGATCCTCTAAGGTGCGAGAGAGATACTTCTCTCCCGTCCTCATGTCCCTTATCTCCTGTTGGTCTTTTCAAATGAGATACTAAAAGTAATCCTACATTTGTTTCTTCTACTAATGATCTCAGCTTAGTCATCAGCACATCAATAGATTTCCTCTCATCTCCAAACTCTTCATTACCCGATACAAGTATTGATAGATGATCCAAGACTATCCACTTACAGTCCAGTGCCTTCGCCATATACCTGACACGATCCAGTATCTCATCATTGGATATAGAACCAAAGTGGTCAAACGCAAAGAACCTTTCGCTATCTATGGTAGCATTCTGCCACTCTCTAAGCTGTTCTCTGGTAAACTGATCTCGTATTTCTCTGATGTACAATCTGGCATTCGCTTCTACAGACATGATATTAAATGCTGTATTACGTATGCTCTCCTCCATTGCTAAGACTCCTATGGTATCTTCTGTGACAGTAAGGATATGATGCATAAGTTCACGTACAATACTAGACTTACCCATACCAGCACCAGAGGTAAAGCAAACTAACTCACCACTTCTCATACCATATGTCTTCTCATTCAGACCCACCCAAGGATACTTACATACCTGACAATCCTTCTCATCATACAGGCTTTCTCCAAGAGAGGCTAGGTTTATAATACCTGCTGGTGTATAAACTTTAGCATTCCACCATGCTTGGGTAAACTTTTCCCTTTGTCCTGTTAACAGGTACTCATTAGGATCTTTCAGATCTAGGGAGACAACCTTACATTTGTTAGGCTCAAAGAGCTGGGCTACCTTTTGGGCAGACTCTTTCCCCGCTTTATCATTATCAAAACATAAGACTACATTATCGAATTGATTTAAATAATTAAAGGCTTGCTTACAATTCTCCAAGGCAGATGCAGCACCATTCTTGATTGAGACAACAGGCCACTTACTGCCCATTAGCTCATAGGCAGACATAGCATCTATCTCTCCCTCACACACAGTAATAAACTTCCCTCTCTGATTGAAGAGGTTTTGTCCAAAGAGTTCGGCTCTACCTATATTGCCTTCAGACCAAAACTTTTTCCCTTGTACTTCCCTTACCTTATTAGCTATGTGATTACCACCCTCATCAAAGTACTGATAGATATGATGAGTAACAGTGTCACCTTTCTTTTTTATTTGAACATTATATTTCTTAGCTGTCTCTCTACTAATTTTTCTATCGGGTATATCTCCTAGTAATCCTGTTGTTTTAAGCACTGAGTTTGTTTCAACAATCTTAACATCTTGCATAACACCTTCTCCAAATCTTGTTTTACAACTGAAACAGTATGAATGTCCATCCATGTGTTGAACATTAGCTCTACTTGCTCCGCAATCAGGGCAAGCATTTCTATCTCCCCACTCTTTCATGTTACCTCTCTTTCCTTTTTACTTCTTCAATCTCATAGGTTAGATCAGGATTATATCCTAAATGTCTTGTTAAAGTATTACGATATTCAATAGCTTTCTCTGCCTCCTTCTTTGTACGAAAGGTTTCCAGACCTACCTTTCCCATTTCCTTGTTTAATATGAGTCTCCATCTAGACATCCCTAAAAGTTTCCCTCCATAAATTATTTACAAAATTTTCTTTATCTTCCATAATATCATTTATCTCCATCTTTGCCAAGCGTTTTGATTCTTTCTGATCGTAACCTTCATCGGCATACTGTTTGACAAGCTCTCTAAACAGTTGCCTTCGTTCCTGTTCCCATAGATTTTTAATCATCAAGCTCGATCCATTTCTTGTTAGCTTCTATTTGTTTAAGCACAGCATTTTCTTCTAGTAATTTTTTATTATTTTCTTGTAGTTCTTTTACTTGTTTATTTAATTGATCTACTGCTATATGAAGTCTAGATACTATATTATCTTTAGTTTTCATTATCTATTCCTTTAATAAAGTAGTACTATAATATATAATATAATATATACATATATATTATCATGTTTATGGGGTCATGTCAATATAAAATACATGATTACCTATCTGTCCCATAGCTTTAAAGTGAGGATTAGATGCCCATCTGGGTGTAACATGGCTGGCATGATAGTGTGTACAACCCACAGTCTGCTTGAGTTGTATACCCATCAGTGACATTTCTGCAACATCAGAAGATAATAATGCTGAAGCAAGGTCATGATACTCCTCCCTCTTACCATCACAATAGTAACTGAATTGACATTTGTTCCTTATAATCCTACCCATAAATCTTTTAGCTTGATGTACTACCCCACAGATTGTATTAGGATAGTTACTATTTTCTTTTCTTGTTAGGATTACACCAGCCACAGCTAACATACCAATAAGTTCTTCACCTCTGGCCTCATGATAGATAGCTTCAACCAGACATTCAAACTCATTTTCTTCAGCCTTAACTGAGGATATTAAAGTAACAAACATAATAAAACTAAGTAATAATTTTTTCATTATTTAAAATCCTAATATAACTAATAGTAATAATATTAAATCCATTTTATCCTCCTATATATAGTGCAATATCTACTATATCTAGTAGTGTTGGAACTGTTAAAACTACAAATAATAGTAACATCATTCTTTTATTCCTCCTACACTCTCACGTTGTATATCATTATGGTTTAACTCAACCCAGTAAATCTCTAAAGCTTCAGTATTTTTTATTGCTTTAAATCTGTGCTGTTCTCCTGCTGGTACAATAGATAAGTCACCAGCTTTTAGTAAGGTACTGTCACACAACCCATAGTCTTTCCATCTTTCTATTTTTAGTTCACCTGATACTACATAGAAAGCATTGATCTTAGACTGATGCTTATGCTGAGAACAATACCCATCTTTGTTTACTTTAATTCTGTGTATCTCTACTGCTGGTGATTGAAGTATAGGTTCAGTGCTACCCCATACCTTACCTTCCTTGATGCTCATTTAGTTAATCTCCACATGATGTAAGGTGTACCATCCTCATCTGTTAAAGTAATAGCTTTAACATTTGGATTAGGGTCTTGTTTTCCCACATAATTCCATGTTAAATCAGGATCATTCTCCATTTGTCTTTGAACTTCATCAAAGAACTCTTCGTTCTCTGCATAGAATATAACTTTAGACATAAATAACAATGCAAATATCATTCTATTTCTCCTTATAAGTAATTTGTAATTTAGAAACTACCTCTTTAATTATCCCATCAAGGTAGGGTTGTAGTCCTGCTCGGTGTATATTAAATAGTTTCTTATGTTGTTCAAGTTCCTTTTCAAGAGCTTGAATTTTTAAATCTTTTTCATCGGGTTCTTGTACTTCTATTTCTTCATCAGCCATTATTGTCTCCCTTTAAAATAATTTTTCTGATCGATATAATCACATTCAAGACAGGTATAATAATCCCAAGGTATAGGATCATCAAGGTCTACTGTCCACTCAATATTATCTGAGCCACACTCAGAACATCTATGCTTTGCACTACTCATCATCGTAGTCCGTTAGGTCTTCAAACTCCTCACATCCACAGATAGGACACTCAAAGCCTTCAGGCAGATCTTCCTTATGTATATACCCACACTCACTACAAACATATTTATGTTTAATCATCTCCTGTCTCCTATATTTTATTACACTCTTCATGTTTAATAAAATCTTCAAACTCTTTTCTTTTTACTTCTTTCATTTCTTTTTGTAGGTAGTCTACCTTTTCTTTTAAAGTTTGGATGTCATGTTGCAGTCTGTCTATTAGTAGTTCCTTATTCATCTTCTGTCTCCTCTTCTACTACAAAGTTTACTTGAAACAAACCTTCACTATCCTTGCCATACTGTGCATAGATATTATTATCCATGACAAAGTTTCTAACCATCTCCTTTACTTCAGAACGTGGTAATATTCTATACTCCATCTTCTTCCCTCCTAGATATAGGTAGATCATCAGGGACTACGTTTACAACCCATGCATACTCCCCTTCATCACTCTCATAGTCCTCTATGAATTGTAACTTAACTCTTAGTTCATGCTTCTCTAATAATTTATTAATAAGATTAACACCATCTACAAGACCATCACTCTGATGGCTGTCGTTAAACACTACTAAGTTATTCATTCTCTTTCTCCTTTGGATAATAAACATCTACTATACTATCACAGTGAGGGCAACTGAGGTTAGTGACTATGCTATAGGTATCATCTTCTTCTCCTATATCATGATCACCACCCCAGATTAGCTCTGTCTTACAATGCCAACAGTTCATGCTGCTTCCAATGCTTCCCATTC